AGTGCAAGTACCACTATCATTGACACTTCTACTGCACCTAAACCTGGCAGTTATGCATTGTTTGCTAACAAAACAGCAATTGACGAAGGCGAATCTGTTGTTTTTACTCTGACAACAGTCAACGTAAATGCCGGAGTTCAAGTACCTTATACTATACAAGGAATTCAGTCGGCTGATATAGGCAATGTACCTATTACTGGATTTTTTATAGTTAACCAGTCAGGTGTTGCTCAAACCAGTTTAACTTATACATCAACAGCCGACGAAAGAACAGAAGGCAACGAAACAATGACCATGCGTATCACTGGGTCAAGTGCATTTGCATCTGTATTGATTCGAGACACATCAAAAGATCCAATCCCAGAGTACCGGTTGTCTCACACCAGAGTTGGTGCACCGTCGTATGTGGTCACACCAACTCAACAAACTATTAATCAATGGTATAGAACATATCTCGGCCGTGACGCAGACGAAGACGGATTATCTTATTGGACCTCTCGTATTGCCAGCGGAGTGTCGAGTTTGGCACAAACTGAAGCTGGTATTGCCAACTCATCAGAAGCACAAGTGTGGGACGGAGTTCAAAGAGTGTCTGAAGGTACATCGGTTGATGTTAATCTGATAACAGCAAACGTTGGAGTTGGGACACAGGTGCCTTATACTATTTCTGGAGTAATTTCTGGGGACATAACCAATGCTCCTTTAACTGGGTCTATGCCGGTAACAGGCACGTTCCGTGCAGGGTCGGGCACGGTCAGACTGAATATAGCAGCAGACCGGGTAACTGAAGGAATTGAGACTCTTAAATTTGCACTAAATGGAATTACTCCAGAAGTAAGTACCAGTTTTGAAATTTTTGATACATCAATTGCCAAAGGATTTAGTATAAACTCAGTAACCAATACTGATGAAGATAAAACAATTACAATCTCATTGTCAGCATTTGGCTACCGTGACGGATCAGTTATACCTTTCACAATCAGCGGAACCAATATCAACGCCGACGATATGTCGTCAACTAGAATCACTTGGAATCCGTCTACAGGCCGATTTGAAGGAAACTTTACTGTTACCAACAATGCAGATTCTTTTCCGTTGTACATATCCGATGACGCCACTCCAGAAGGTCCAGAAACTTTTACAATTAGTATAACTTCAGTTAGTCCAGCTGTGTCGCACACTGTATCAATCAACGACACTTCGCAGGAAAAGACTGGCACCGCGGTATTAACAGATACCCGACAACTTAACCTTTTAGGAGTGTTGCCAAGCTCCGCAACCTGGGTAGCATTTAAAATGATTGGCGCTGGCGGCAGTGGCGGCGGACAGGATGGCCAACCCAATTCAGGATACGGATATTATGTTGCAACCTATGGCACATATAGCGCATTTCTAAACAGATGGGGAGTCTGGAGAGAAGGCGCCGGTGCGTCCTGGACTGACTCTTTCCAAGTCTATTTTCCATCTACTGGTACATATGGTTTTACATTGAGTGTAGACAATATTGGAAGTGTATCCGTTGATGGCGTGACAGTTATTAGTTACAGCAATTTTACAGATACCGCCTACGCTACATTAAATGTAACAGCTGGAAATCATACAGTTGGATTGTCAGCTACCAATACAGGTGGCCCAGCATCCATTGGTGTAGTAATTCAAATTTCCCATTATATAATCTGGGACACTGCATCTTTAGCACAAAATGGTGGAGGTGCCGGAGGTGCTGGCACATATGTGGAAGGCATTGTGCGACTACCGGCTACCTCTGGGCCAAAGTATTTGTATGGCGGAATTGGTGAGCCTGGAAACGGTGGTGCCGGATATGGAAAAAAAGATACCGAACCTGGTGGAATTGGATATTATAGTGGCGAGATTACGCTTTCAGCAACGCCACTTCCAATTTTTGCAGATGGTGGCCGGGGTGGCCGAGAAGGACCTGGCGGTGCAAGTGGTGGCGGCGGAGCCGGTGGCGGTGCAAGTGCAATATTCTACTCCCTTGGCTTGATTAATACAACGGTGCCTATATCCTCAGCCGGCGGCGGCGGTGGTGGCGGTGGCGGTAGTAATAACGTGTTAAGTCGCCAGCAAAACGCAAATTCTGCCAATCGCGGCGAAGCACCTAGTCTTTCAGGAGCTGCACCAGCTGGTGGTGACGGCGGCGGCGACGGCGGCGGAGGTGGCGGCGGAGGTGGCGGAGGTGGCATTGCTGGAAACAATGGTGCTGATAATTCGAGTCACGGCATAGGCGGCAGTGCAGGTTACCGCACAAGAAATATCACAGCACTTACAAATTGGGCAGCATGGAACAGCATATCTACCTCCAAGGCCAGTGAATCGTGGCCAACTGGTCACACCATGTATACAGAAGGAGTAGCACAACCTTATCCATGGATAGCGTTTGGTCGAGGCGGCCCTGGAATGCGTCCCTGGGAGTTTGGTGCCGGCGGCAGTCGAGGAGCAATAGCATTGTACTGGACCACCAGACCTGCTGCTCCAACACTAGCACAAGTACCTCCTTGGAATTTCCCTACAGGTGCAGTTAGTTTGCCGGATGGCCCACTGAGCACCGGCGGCATTATATTGTATGCAGATGGTACAGGTATGGCTTCCAGTGCTTTATTCTATTGGTATTCTTTGCCTGTTGGTGTTCCTAGTAATGGTATTGGTGAATTCTTTGAAGCAAAATTTAGCGTCAGTGGCGAAGGTACTGCAAACAGCAATATTGGATTAGATATCTGGAGTCCAATCTGGCCATTTGGGAATAGAACTGGAACTTTTTGTACACCAGTAGCTGGAGCAGTGTTATCAATGAATGTGCAGATTCGCCGTAGATCGGACAGTGTTATTGTTGCAGACAAAACGTATACCGGTGTTGCTGGAGAAGCAGCAGGTGGCGGCGGATGTTGTGTAGTATCAACAGCATTGGCATCAACTGGTATTTGGTCAGAAGGACAGAAAGACGATTTGATGGCTTGGTGTGAAAAATACTTACATGGCAAATGGTGGGGTGAAGCCTTTAGAAAAGGCTACCAGGTCCTGGGATCACTTGGTGTTAGGAAACTGGTCCGTGCTGGTGGTTTAAAAACCAAATATGCTGACTGGGCATTTACAAACGGAACCAATTTGGTCAGAGGGAAGAAATTTTCGTTGCTGTCATTACCAAATTCTTTACTGTGGATTGTTGCATTCATGTGCGTGGGCATGGTGGTGTCAAAAGAATATGCTGATCGAGTTTGGAAGAAATTATATCAATTTGACGAAAAGGAGTAAAGTATGGGAATTACAATCGAACAATATCTAGCCACTCGGCAACCGTGTACAGTATGTAATGATGAAGGTACCCAAGATTACTGTATAACTCACATGTTGAGCAGAGACGACAACTGTTTGTTTTACAATGCTATTATACTCAATAGCGACCCGTATGACAATGCCGACGTGCTGTTGTTACAAAATCTAAGATCCAGTATATCAGGAGAAAAAGTTTTAGAATATTACTATCGGTCAGAACCGTTGGTTAAATTGTTTAAAAGACAGCATGGAAACAATAGCGAGTTCTGGACCGGCATCTATAATAGATTTATCAGAGAAATTCTTACCGAAATACGTGCCAATAATCGTACTCAAGTGGTAACATTGATATTCAATATGCTAGACACCCTTGAAGCTGAAAATGCCGAAAGTTTGAATCAATAAAAAAGGGCCTTAGGCCCTTTTTTTATTTCCATTTCAAACAATAATATGTTGAGCTTTGATCATCGAGATCGGCTACAATATTTACGTTATACCGGTATGTTCGATGGTTCAGTGAAACAGTCCAAGTTGGTTCTGGATGACAATGCTCCATAACCCACCGACCCTGTTCGGTCTGCTGCCATTCCCAAATTGGTTGAGCAGCGTGTATTGCCGGATCGTCGTTGTATTCAAGACAAAATGTATGAACCAATATTTTCATGCTTGAACCATTGAAGCTGCTAAAGGAAAAATTGCAGCAATAGCCTGGGCACATGCTAAAGCAATATCTTGATGCTCTTTTTGCGTACCGTTTTCTTTGCGTAACATGATATAATGAATCCAACTACGAACAGTTCCATTCATGTACATTCGGCTAACAGTGTTGCCTTCGGGCAGCATGCAACGAGCTTGTTCTTTGGCAATACCAGCACCAAGTGCCCAGGTATAGTTTTCCTTGACAAGGTCAATTACGTCTTGCTGTCGCCGAGCCCATTCTGCTACCAGGAATCGATCATCTTCGGACTCCAAGTCCAGTTCTACACTGTTCTGTCGATTCTTTGTGTCCTGCAGTCTTGCCTCACGTAACACAAACGCTTCGTCGAGTTCAGCTGTAGGATCAGCATATCGCTGGGAAAACTCTTGGAAGCTGAAACTTCTGTGACGTAGAATCTGTCGGGCAATGTCACGGGTTGTGACAATTTCGAGACAGGCCGACACCATTTCGAGTGGGCTCCAGTGTTGGTGTCGGACCAAATACTTGATGAGCTTTTCTGATGTTTCAGTGTTGAACTGGTTTGCTGGGTTGGATACACGAGCACAGTAAGCAATAAGCTCTTGAGCGTCGTTGACGCCCTGGTCAGCAAACTCGGCTGTGGGCTGGGAATATGAAACAAGTTTTACTTTCATAAGTCTTTTAATATTTGATCCGTTATTGGTTGAACAGTTTTAACGACATCATCGATGTCAACATAGAAATCCACATCTTCAATAATATGGTCTAGGGCTTTTAATCTAAGGTCAAGCATTTCTTCAATAACCTCTGGATCGTGTCCTTCTTTAATGAGCTCTTTGACATCGATATTTACAATAGTACCGTCAACTAGATTAACACTAATTGCCCGCAACAATGTTATAGGAATCTCTTCTTTTTCGATGTCTCTAAGAATTCTTTTCCACTGATCTTTAGCGGAAACATTAATCTTTTTGAGCTTTGACCGCGGCTTTTTTCTTGGTTGTGCTGACATTTGTTTTAGTTGTTGGGTCTAGGTCTGCTGCTTCTTTGAGCAGACGTTGTACTTCGGCTAACATAGATTCGGCTTGAACTTTCATGTTGCCAGCTTGACGGATGCGATCCTTGGCCAAGTCTGCATCAGTTAAGAATTCGTTTAATGTTGCAGCAGCAGTGTTGTTTGGCACACTTGCCTGTTTTGATCGACTGTTGAGAGGTACGCCCACTTCTTGGATTTGCTCACGTTTTTTACCAGTCATTCCCTTGCTGGCATCAAGATTGGCAAGACGTTTGACAGCATCTTCGCCTTGTGCCATTTCTTTAAGAATACCGTTCAGTTCATCGAGTCGTACACTGCTATTGCTGGTAGGAGTCACAATCACTTGATTGGTTGGTACTTTTTTGATTAAACTATTTTTATGCAATGCTTCGAGACAATTGATACCATCGGGCATGTAGTTTCTATGCAATGCATCGGCAAATTCTTTGGCCTGTTGTCCGACATCACTTTCCAGCACTTGCATCACAGCATCGTGATACATTCTAGGCAGCAAGTCGCTGTAGACCACGAGGCACATGTGATCTTCGTTTGGTACTTCTCTAAATAAAATCACAATCTTCTTTTCATTGTGTTTTCCAACATGTTTGTACATGGTAATTCCTTTTTATTGTTGTTCTTCACTGGCAGTTGGTGCCGGTGGTTTTTGTGCTGCATTTGCTACATTTAAAAATGCACTAATGCGATCATATACTCCACCTATTGTGGATAATTCGTCTGCCTTCCATGCACCACGTTGTGATCCAGTTTCGAGTATTTCGATAACTGTAGTGAGATCTTGTAGCGTCAGGGATGGTTTGTTTTCGGTAATTTGTGTGTCAGACATTTATGTTCTCCGGTAATCTGTATGTATTTAATAAACTAAACAACCGTGCTTAAAATTTATTAATCTCAGGCAGTACCAAAGCAAAGTAAGATGCTTCGCTGTGTATTTCAAAAGCAACTCTACGGTGCATTGTGGTATTACCGGTATCAGCACTGATACTAAACACTTCGCCAAAGTAAAAACGACCAGATAAATTTTCATATATCCAGTCTGATATTTTTTTAGCACTGGTACTCAGATCAAAGTCCACTGCAAAAAAATGCGGTGGACAATGATTTAATACTCTGAGGTTATGTACATTAAGAGGGTTTATCTGAAACAGTGTCATCAGTGATGATTCTAATTTTCATATCTTGCGGCTCTTCTTCGGGCATTTCTAGTTTATCAGCCAGATACTCGTTTGCTACATTTACAAAACTATCCAGCAAATGAAACTGTTTAGTAATTGTTGCAATCTCTGCACATCTGGCCAAATCTTCTAAATGCATTTCGCATTGCATTAATTTGATTTGAAAACTTTCAATCAGCTCTTGAGCTTTTTCGATATCGACTACAGATTTAGGGTCAACAACAATCATTTCTTTGCATCCTCGTAATGGGCCCAGATACCAAATGGAGCTTCTGCACCAGGGTTACCTTTGATAATAAAAACAGTATCGCAATAGTCTGGGTCGCCCCAGCTGCCATACGGCATACCGTCAGTGAACATGATGAACTTCTTAGGTTCAATTTCGTTCTCTTTCATGTATTCCCAGTTACACATGAAGTCAGTGCCGCCACCACCGCCAGGCACGTACTCGCCAATAGAACGCATGTTGTCTTGCGTAAACTCGTCGGGATTATGAACCCTGGTATCAAACGACCACACTTTGATCTTATAGTCGTCGTAACTTTCCATGATGCCGTTGATCTCTCCCAAGAAAATTTTGAGTTCTTTCTCACCAATTGATCCAGAAGTATCAATTGCAATACAAACATCAATTGTCTCGCCAGGCTTCTGTCCAGGAAGAACAGCATCCATGTGCCAACCTCGACGGTTGGGACGAGTCCAACTAAAGTCATTCTTGATAGTGCTTTGAATTTGTTGCAACAGCAACTCACGCCAGTCAATGACACTTTCAGTCATCTCTTTGATCAGTCGCTGAACACCCAGAGGCAAGTCACCAGCACCACATGCCTGAGCAGCCTGCATAATGGCATCTTTGATTTCGTCGCGGAGAGCCTTGGCATCAGCTTTGCTCAGTTTGGGTCGACCATTGCCTTCTTTGTCATCACCGTCTGCATCATCACCTTCGTCACCTTCTTCAAGGTGTTCGTCCAGCAACTGCTGAGCAAGTTCTTTGATGTTGATTTTGTCAGCATTTTTAAACAAGTCATCGTAGACTTCTTCGTAGCTCCAGCCGCTGTACTTTTTATTGTACAGAATTGGCACTGCGGTAATTTTATTGCCAATACCTTGCTCAATCAAATCGTTGTTGACACAGTAGTCGGCGGCAATATTAGACAACACAGGGTCGCGATTGGCGCGACGACCCAAGTGGTCGTATACCACATGCAACACTTCGTGGCCAAACAAGAATTCGCATTCTTTCAAGCTCAGCCGCTGAATGAATGCACTGTTATACCAAAATGTGCGTCCATCGGTGGCAGCAGTAGGACACCAATCGTCTGCATTGACCAATTTGAGTCGAGTTGCAAGGTTGCCAAAAAACCCTGCACGAAGCAACAATCCAACTCTTGCAGTGATAAGTCGTTCTCTAGCAGCCGCATCAACTTTGGGATCAGTGACAGTCTTGGCTTTTTCTTTTGAAGACATTGTAGTATCAGTCATGGTGTTCCTTTCTTTGTAATAGTATTATAACACAATAAATGAAAGGGCACAAGCCCCTCCATTTACTTGCCTACTGCGGCAACCACATACTTGCCAAAACGCTTGTGGAACTCGTCAAAGTGAGTCAATTTGTTTGGAACAAACGGAATACCATATGTGGTAATTGCAATACGGCTAGCCATTACAACCAATTCAGTGGTAAAATTGTCCATGATGAAACGGAAGAAATTGTCTGCCATCTTGTTCCAGTCATCCAACTTGCCATTGCTCTTGTCGTATGCATCTTTGAGTTCATAGCACAGACTGATAGTCAAAGAATACATGGCACTGATTTCTTTGATTTTAAGATCTTTGACCTTGCCAGCCAACACTTCAACTGGATCAGGCATTTGTCCAGACACTTTGCGGTGTGCCATAAACTTGACAGCAAGCCCCTCACCCACAGCACCTGCAATCAAATCAATAGTGCCAGAGTCCATTCCGTCGTCATCTGTCAGCAGTTCGCTTACAAAAGTCCACGAACGTGGAGTGGCAAATGCACGAGACGATGAGCGTGGATCAAAGTCAAACAAGTCGCCTTTGGCAAAGCTCAAGTAACCCACAACGTCTTTGTGGATTTTGTGCTGAACTGCCCATGTCTGCCACGAGTCAAAGTCCACACGCATTTCCAAGTGAACGAAACGGTTAGACAACGGGCTAGGCATGCGGTATGTAACGCCTTTGTCGCTTTCGCGGTTACCAGCAGCAACAATGACCACATTGTCTGGCAAAGTATATTTGCCAATGCGACGGTTAAGAATCAGCTGATAGGCAGCAGCCTGGACACTTGGAGCAGCCGAGTTCATTTCATCAAGGAACAGCACAATGACTGGATACTTGGCAGACATCTCTGCGTCAGGCAAGTCAATAGGAGGAGCCCAGTCCATTTTGCCGTTGTCTTTGTTGAAGAACGGAATACCACGAATGTCAGTGGGTTCCATTTGTGCCATACGCAGGTCAATCATATGACCGCCAAGATCTTCTGCAATACCAGCAACCAGTTCAGATTTACCAATACCAGGAGGGCCCCACAGGAACACAGGACGTTGACGCTTGAAGCATCGAATAAGACTGCGGCGTGCTTCTGCGGAAGTTACCGTGCGGTTTTCGGAAATGGTTGTAGCCATGATTTGCCTTTCAGTTGCAGTTAAAGTATGAAGTAATTATAACACAAGATCAATAACCTGAACAATTGTATGGTTATTGTTTGTTGCACACATACAACAAATTAGTAAGAAGCTTTTGCCAGCATGCGAACAGGTGCTTCGTGAACAAAGCCATCGCGGATGGGTTGCAATTGGCACAGCCACCAACCGCTGTGGTACAAGGTCATACCACCAGGAATGTAACGTACCACAAAGTGGTCCATCATGCTGCCACCAACATGTTAGCTGGCACTTTCCACAGGCCTTGCGCGGTACGAACTGTGACAAATTTAATAGCAATCTTGCTCACTGTTCCTGAGTAAGTCATGTGATTCTTAGTGCTGGTAAACTTCACAGTGTCTCCCAGCATAAGGCTACGTTTGGTTTTTTGTGTCAGTTGCGCCCGAGCATATTTCACAGCATCAATGACACTGGTGAGCTCATCATTGGTAAAGTTACCAAACATGATTGCAGAATTAACGTCTTTAATCGATACCATTTCTGATTCCTTTGATGAATGTATATTAGTTAAATTTTGGTAAAACCAAAAGATGCCACCAAGTGCATGTCGCCTTGTTCGTTCATGATGATGTCACCAACACTCACACTATGCATAGGAGCCTTGCGAGTGATTGCACTTTCTGGGCCAATGTTGCCAATGTCAAACACTTGGCCAAGATTGGCTGCTTCAATTTCGGCAACCAAATCGTAATATTTGTGAGCAATGGGCGCCCACTTGCCGAAGCGAACATTCATGTACGCTTTGAGTTTAGGAGAAGCATCCCAACCTTCTTTGTTGACCAGATCGTTGTCCTTGTTATCCAATTGGAACTGAAAAACTTTGAACTGTGCCATTTAGTACTCCTGTGTGTTGCTGTCTATGTATGTATTATAGCAAAACGGGCAGGCCACGTCAACCGAAATGTTGTTGCAAATACGCAACAAAAAAGGGCCCTAAGGCCCTTTAATTTTGTACTACTAGAGTATTACTTTTTGCTGCCTGCTCCGGCGTTGACAAAATCATACATTTTGTTTGCAGTTTCTAGAACTTTTTCTAATCCTGGAAACTCTGGCATATTAACCTTGCTAACGATTTGATTAGTTTTAGGATCGCGCTCGGCAGTCATTTCCCAACCGGCAAACTTGACTTGGAAGTCTTGCTGTACCATGTCTTTGGCCATTGCTAGAATGTCTGTGCGGATTTCGTAGCCATTCTTGTTAAATTTAACTTCTGGCATTCTTGGTGTTTCAAAATTTGACATTGTGTTTCCTTGAATTAAGACTTTGATGTTTTTTCTTTGGACTGTGGAAATGCCTTGTTGGCATACGAGTCCACGGAATACTTGGCAAGATCAGTAAAGTTCTTGGCCAGCATTTTGGCAAATGCTGTTTGAGCATTAATATACTCGTGTGCTGCTTTGTTGAGTGTTGGGTCAGTAATGACCTTGTCGGTTAAACCACGCTTGGTAGTTTGGAAAGCTTCGATATGTGAATCGAGCGTAAGATATGGTGCGAACATTGAAAACATATTTTCTCCTTGTGTGTATGTTTGTAGGCAATAACTTTATTGCCTATGTATTTATTATATAGACCTAGATACGCTTTGTAAAGAGGTTTGACAAAATACAGTATTACTTGCTAGACATTAGCTCTTTGGCTTCTTGGGACATGCCTGCACGAACCATGGCGGCAGCAGCACGAGCCTGACCTATACTTAGGCCAATTTCGTATAGTATGTTTAGTAATTTTTTCATAGATAATTCCTTGCTTGTTTTTGATCGAATTGTCTTTGAAGATGTTCCAGCTGAGCCGGGTTGTCAATATAAAATTGATTTAAGTATTCTTCTAGCTTGCTTTGATAACTTTGCATTGGAAACATTTCTGCCAGGCGCTCTATTATGGCCAGCATTTGTTCAGATAATTTTTTCATTGTGTGATCTCCTGTGTGTGTAAAAACTCGTGGTTTCTACTAATAGTATTTACCACGAGCTGTGTTACAAATCAATTAAACTTTTGTACATTGTCTAAATAAGTTTGGAGATCGTTGTTGTACAAGGTCAAGGTCACACTGGTCATTTCGTCAAACACAATAATGGTTTTAAGCTTGGGTATATAGTAAGGGTAGTCTAGAATTTTTTCTAACTGTAACAGGGTCTTAGGCAGGATAATTCGCTCTAAATCGTGACTGTAATAGCGAATTTTTGCATGAGTAGCGGCATAACTAACCCCTTCTTTGCTTAGGCGCATGCTATTGTAGTTCAATGGATTAAACCACCATGCCTTGCGTAAATGGTCAAAAGAATGGCCCGCACTTGGCCGGCCAGACGATTCGATAAATCTTTGTGTCCAACCGAGTTGATCAATTGAACTAGACTTGCTCATTATGATCCTGGGTAAATTACAAATCCTTGATTGAGTAGAACTACTGTAAACTTGTCAGTTTTGAATTGAGTATTTAATTTTTTGGCCAAGCTGATGGCATGTCCTGGATTACTAAAACTTACTTTTCGATACTTGGGTCCTGGGTAGCTGACCAAAATATTTTGAGTTTTAAGATTAACTGGCCGGCTATCGTAATACACTGCCCAAATACCTTCGCTAGCCAAAACTTGGTCGCATTTGTAGTTAGACTTGTTCAAGTTTTCTAAAATTACAGTTGGCTTGGGTCTACTCATAGCATAATCTTTCTTTGATATCTCATCATGTAGTTTATTTATGCGTAGTTTATGACCTAATTTTGGATAATTGTGCAGTGAGTTCGTCTTTTGTTTTAAAAGGGCCGTGATGTTGATGTCGACTCAACACAATCTTTTTGGGACAATATTCGCTGACCCATGTTCCTTCGATGTTGATCAAATAATATCCAGCACAGTAAAAACTTTTGCTTTTGAGACCTTTTGTATACAAAGGTAACCTTGATTTTAAATCAAATATAGGATTGTGTGGTTCACAATCACACGGAAAATCATAAACATTGTTTGTAGAAATTGCCTGCTTGGATACACGACCCACACGAATATTGTGCCTGGAAGTTAGCATCTTGAATGATGGAAACTTCTCTCTTGAGAGTCCCTGAACCAAAACAACACCATCTTCGACTGCTTGTATGGTTCCAACTTTTTGTCCACCTTCTTCAACAATCCAAAATTTGTTTTTGATAACGGGTTTAGCTTCTGCCATATTTTATCCTTGATACTCAGAGCCAAAAATGTCTGAATAAGTTTGTGCTTGGTCGCTAAGTTTTTGCAAATCGTGCCGGCCGCAGAACTTTAAAAAATATGTACCAATCATGGGTCGTTGTTTTGCTACACTGTTGGCAGAAATAGTTTCTGCAATTTTGGCACGAATGTCTGCAGGCTGTGCACCGAGGTCAACTAATGTGCAGTTTCGGTTGTAGTCGTCGAGTACCTTGTGCTCAACTCCATTGTGATCTACCCATTTTTGCAACATGAGATTATTCCAATTGAAGCCCTTCATGTCACGATCAGCAAACGCTTCAATAAGACCAATTTTATTTTTGCTGCCTTTGGTGCGAACACCGGGGTATGCACTAAAAATGTTATCAGTTGGGTCACCACGCATACATTTTTCAAAAAGGATAAACTTGGGATCTGGAATAACTTTTGGCTCTTTGGTCTTTTTGTCTATAACCAGTTTGCCTTTCTTGTCAAAGATTCCAGTTAAAGTGTGAAGCTCGTCTGCAATACCGTTGTATTGCTTGACATTCTCAGCCAGTAGCTGATAAAAATCGGTGTCACTGCTGACAATAATATGCTGACTTTCTGGATGGCTTTGTATCCAGCCGGCAATTAAATCGTCGGCTTCTAACTCAGGATGCCTCAGTACTGTACAGTTGGTACGCTCAGTAAAGAACTCTTTGAGATGATCTAGTCCCTCCCAGAACAGTCGGTCTTCTTCTTGTTCGGCTTCGGTATACGCAGCTCGGGCAACTGCTCGATTGGCCTTGTAAGGTTTGTAAAAGTCCTTGCGCCACGATCGACCTTCCAAGCAGAAAATTACATGATCTGCTCGTTGATCGCGCCAGCATTTGTTGATACTGGCCAATGTAACATGTATTGCAAATGCTACTTTTTCCTCAATGGTGTTAGCCCGGTGGGCGCTGTGCCTGGCGCGAAAATAGGTATTTGTGAGGTCGATCAGTAGGTATGTAGTCATGTCGTTATATTAGCATATAACGATACTGATGTCAACTGAATTCTGATCGATCACCGTCTATTTTTTTACGGACACTCGACACTCGTTGTTCTGGATCGGCTTGTTCTTGCTCGAAATTTTCCAAAACAACATTTCGGCAAACGTCCTGGAACCACTGGTCGACTATTTGTTGATCGGTTTTTCCTTTGTAACCTGCTCGAACCAGGTTGGCCACAAACTTGTCGTTCCAGTCTAGTTCAAATGCTCCGGATCCAATGTTTGCTGGATCCAGGTCAACACTCACTATAGAAATCCAGGGCTCGTTGTTTTCAGTTGCTACTTCTTTGGCTGTTTTTGTAACTGTTGCAGGTTTTTTGGGCTTGCGTGGTTTTTTTGCAGTCTTGGGTTTTTCCTCCGCAGTTTCTGTTACTGGTGTCGGCGTTTCTATTTTGTTAATTGCAACTTCTGTTGGCGCCTTGCCAAATATTTTATCAAATAATCCCATGTTGATTCCTTTAATTTCTTACCAGCTGCTGACATCTGTGATATTCATTCGCACAGTGGATTTGGGATCGAATTCAATAGTTACATTTGGTCCTATGCCAGAGGTACTTTCTTGTTTCCATACAATGCGGTCTACACTATCATACATGTCAAACACTTCTTTCAACTTTTCAAATTGAAAACGAGAGATTATAATTTGTTCCATCAGGTGCCCCACTCGTTCTTGAACAAAGGTACTTGTAGTCTATCGCTATACCGTAATCCATGCTTCATGGCCAAATCTGCCACTCGACGATTGTTCAGTGCATATACACTTTCTACACCACCCACTGGCATCAAGTACACGTGACCTCGGAAACCAGCTGTACGATATGCAGCAATAGCACATTCGGCATCTGCAAAGTCTTGCTCTGTAGCAATAACAAACTTCAAGTATGCTGTGCCGACTTGTTCGTATTCACAAACAACTTGTGGAAGAATTGCTTCTTCCCACTTTTCGCCCGAGCAAGGAAGTTTAGCACTTACGCTAAATGTAATTTCTCTTTTGTGTTCATCTGTGTGCCCGGCCCATTCACTTAGATAATTTTTAAACTCTGGAGTAAGTTTTTGAGTACCGTTTGTTTCAAATGTGATCTCTTTCAAGCCTGCCATCTTGGGTTGATTCAGCAAGTCTGGAAAAGCACGTTGCCAGCCCAATAGTGGTTCACCACCTGTAATGACTAAGTGTTCTTCTCGCCATTCACCGTACGGAATAATTTCACAAATACGATCCGCAATAGCATCGCTGGTCAGCATAGGACTGAGGTCTTTGAAACGAGGATCCCAACTTGCGTAACTATCACAACCAGTTGACACAAGTGGCAAGTCTTTGTATTCGGCAAAATTTATGGGGTTGATGTTATCTGCTTCTTCACTCAGCTCTCCTCGAGGCATTCCGAATCCTCTACAAGAAAAATTACAACCGAAGGTTCTAAGGAACACGCTGGGCACCCCCATGTATCTACCCTCTCCCTGTATAGAGTAGAAAAGCTCAGCTATTTTAATCTTTGACATTTGTATCCTTTATTATTTCAAAACCTAATTCTCTTGGCGTTTTACCTCTCCAGTTTTTAGGAGTCCGCCTACCCTGTGAGTTTAACGCATTATCTAATGATTGTAAATACTTTCGGAAAGTATTGCCGTCTGTTATTACTTCTGTATTTCCTAAATCCCGCAATCGTTTGCCTTCTGCAATGGCATCCGATCCTGTATCAAAAATACCCCAAGGCGTCTTTATTTGCCCTTTGAACTGATAGTTATTTCTACCAGATAACTTTTCGTATGATTTTATTCTTGTCTCTGTTTGAGTTTTTGATTTCTTCATATTACTCGTGTCTTGTATTTTCCAAGTTTTACCTAACTGTCCTGTACCAATTAATCCGCCATCTCCCTTTTCTTCTGTTAGATTTGCCCATGTGTAATCATCTACTACATTGTATAACTTAGAATAATATAACCCTGCTTCTTGTAGTTCTTCTTTGGTAGCATATTCACCTATTATACAAGTTATAATATGCGACTTATGTTTCTTAATATGATTTAACCATCTCACTCCGGAACCTGTGTATAGATACGGACTTTTCTTACCGCTTGTCTTACACAAATATTTGAGCCCAGTGTTCATACATTTTTTAATCATTAAGTAGTTCATCTTTAACCCTCCACACTTATTTATGTGTTAAGGGTTAAAAACCACCGCATTTAGGGTTTATTAACTGTCTCACATTTCTCACAGTAGTGTCTTGAATAAAATAATTCAGACACTTTGATTTTCATAATAATCCTTATTCTGGTAACGCTACAAACCTAGACAAAAAACTTTCTAGATAACAACTATATTCGTTGGTGCCATCATCTTTAATATAATGCACCCATGTGTTTTTGTCAAGTTCAACAACATGCTGAACTCGAAATATTTCTCTGTTGCTGCCTTGCCAGCGGCTTCCGTTTTTAGGTAGTTCTTTCATATATACTAGACCATGTTTTGAGTTTTTCATGTTTGGCATCTTTTGCAATATTTACATCGGCTATACTGACTACGCCATGATCAACACATAGGTCAATCATGGCCTGTAAGTCGCCTAGCTCTTCTGCCAAGTGCTGTCTGTTGGTCAGCGGTTTACCAGGTTTGTAGTTGTCAATACCAAACCGACTGATTTTGCTAACTGCTACTATTACTTCTGCACATTCTTCTTGAAGAATGTCCATAATTTCTTTTTCTTTGCTGTTCATTCAACCGAACCCTCATAGACTGCACTGTTGCCAGCATGTTCAAAAACTTTAGCACTACGCAACCGAACACCGGCAGCCCATACTGTTGCGGCGCCGATACCAAACAATGCAAGCCTATGAAATATGTCTACTAAGGTATGTCCTACTTTATCTACCATTTCTGTTTTAAACATTATTCGAACTCTCTATCTTCTCTATGACCACCACGACCTGCCATGTTGCTATCAGTCTCACGTACTTCTACTCTACAGCACCAAACACGTTTAGCTTCTTCACTACCGCAGTTAGGTAAAAAGATTGTATTAACGTATTCGTATAAGAAGTCAGCAATACCTTCACAACCAGTACGTTCTACTTCTGTAATCTTTGCTAGTTTTAAACGACCTAGTTCTAATAGATGTTCACGCATAGGGTCATCTTGTGCAACTAATAGAGTATGGTCAAACCAATCTTCTAATACACCCTTTAGTGGTTTTAATCCACCAAAGTCTGTTACCCAGTTACGGGCATCTAGTGTGTCAGCTTCGAACTCAAAGTGAAAACTCATAGCATAGCCATGAATTAAGTTACAATGACTATCAGCACGCCATTGACGGTATGCAACAGGACCTATTTGTTTATATGTCTTTGTTGAAAAGAATTTTTTGTTTGCCATGATTTTCTCCTATGTTATATTATAGCATAGGCAGCAGAATTTGTATACCGGGATGAGCCCAGAAGGCCGGTGTTGAATATTTAGTTGAAGTGTACTTCTCTAATATTATGTTGTTCTACAAAATCAGGGAACTGCATTATAAACATGGTTGCTATAGAAGCATGTTCGCCATTGAAATGCAATCTGACTCCGCTGGTTCCGTCTTTGCGATGATGGCAAAATTTTCCTAATCCATATCTGACAAATGTCACAGTTTTTCTGTTACCACGGTGATCCCAATGCTCATCCTCGTAACTGATACCACCCACACTGTGATACCAGGCTATCATTTCTTTGGTCAGCTGGCTGATTTCTAACACTATAGGGTGATGTATTGTTACTACTGGCATTCTTTATTCAAGATGTCGATTACATCTTCTAGGGCTTCTGATACTTCCCATGTGCCATGTGGGGGACAAAAAATATAAGTTTTATTTTCAATTACTCCGTCGTTATTTGTTGCAAACTTGCTGTGTACGGTTGCAATGAGATTGCTGTTGATTGAAATTTTGTCACCGCGGTGATTTTCTGATGAGTTGGTTAGTGTTATGTACATATTATCTTTTTTGTGTTAAGTATTGTTCGTGTGATATCCATTGGCCGTTGCTCAAAAAGCCCCAGTCTCTTGTTTGTGGGCCGGGTACAAACAAAGTCCAGCAAGTCACGCTAGGATCAAGCTCGATACGATGATAGCTAGTAGCGCGGCATATACGAAAATGGCCGGGTCCTCGCCAAACTTGCAACTCACCAATTTTCTCATTTGCAGTGTTAAATTGAGGAAGCCATTCATAATATCCGCCTTTGAGAATTAATGTAAAGTAAGACCATGGATGATCATGTACATCATCGGGATCTGATTTAAGGAACTTGTGAAGAAACACATTGAAGGGGAAACTCTTTCTTTCCTTTAAGAACAGGTAGTAGCGTTCCAGGTACGGTTCGTTACTTTGCCTATCCATTACAATTCGTCGACGACCAACTTTGGTAAGAAAGTTTAGCAACCACTTCATTTGTTTATTCCTTGCGTTTTCTTTTTGGCTTGGTTTCTGTTGCAACAGGTATTGTGTTTTCTGCTGTTAGTATAGCAGCTCTAACATCTCGAAGCAAGGCCTCGTCGTCCCATTCTAAAACAGTTTTTCCATCGGATAATGTAGTGACAGTCAAATGACTGCCTTTTACTACACCACTTGGATCTTGTTCTTTCTTTTTGCGTGTCGCCATGTTACACCTTTACAAGATCATTGATATTTTCGGCAATGTTGTTGCCCCATTCGTAATTGTTGCGCCAGGCTTCTTGCCATGCTGCAGAGGTAGGCTCTTCATCAATGAATCCTTCTACACCGTAGGCAAACCATTGTGCAAATTGATCAACATTGATTACCCCGTCAACAACTACACCATCTTTTTCAAGAATTTCTCGCACCATGCTGACACTGGAGCTACCGTCAAAACAACCTTCTATTTCATCGTCTGTTAATTTAAAAATATTTTTCATTATCTTACCTCTGTAATTTGTAATGGCCCATACAGCCAATATTCTGTTTTGCTAAACACCCAACCGTCCTGTTCGAGTGCAGTATACATTCCAACATCTATTAGATCTGAAATACGATTTCTTTCTTCTTGAGTTGTATAATCTGGAAAAACCCAAGTCACCCAAGGCCCGCCTGATCTTGAATCCAATCGTTCAATATTCCAACTATAATCAGTTCCAGTGGTTATTTCTATGCCACTGGGATTGACCAAGT